TCTAGGGTATATTGATGTAGCATTAACAGCAGATAGAACTTTAACTATTCCAGATGGATCTACAGGAACTTATGATGGTAGAGCTATGTGGATTAATTTATCAGGAACTACTGGTGGATCTAGAGTTTTAGATATTGCTGCTCAAGCTGGAGATCCTAATGCAAATATTGAAAAACCTTTTATCATTGTAGATAATACAACAAGAAGTGATGCAGCTAATACAATAACATTTAAAGTAACAGGTCAAACAGGTATTTTAATACCTACGGGTGGAACTGTTTTATGTTTCCATAATGGAACAGATATTATTTCTTCTGGTTTTCCTAGCACTACAGGGGCTCAACCAGCATATACTTTACCTTCAGCAGACGGCACAGCTAATCAGGCTTTAATAACTAATGGTTCTGGTGTAGTAAGTTTTGGATCAGCAGGAGTATCAACAGGAAAAGCTATTGCAATGGCAATGATTTTCGGATAAAAAACACAAAGGAAATTAAATTATGGCAAACCCAAATATAGTAAATGTAGCAACAATCAAAGGTGGAAATTTTGGTTGGAATTTAACAGCCTCTGCAACTGACACTTTAATGACAGTTAGTGGATCAGATGTTATTGTAAAAGTAAATAGAATTACAGTAGCTAATGTTGATGGTTCCTCAGCAGCAGATGTTAGTCTATTTGTAGATGGTTTAGGAACAGCAGCTGCCGATGGAGTAACTCCAACTGCAGCAGATGCCACAGTTTACTTAGCAAAAACAATTTCAGTACCAGCCGATGCTTCTTTAGTTTTATTAGATACGCCAATTTATTTAAAAGAAGGTGATATTTTAAAAGGTGGAGCGAGTGCGGCAAGTGATCTGGATTTATTTATTTCATTCGACGTCATATCTTAGGGAGGTAATCAGCTATGGCTAATGGCGGAATTATCGGACCACCAAATGCAGTTTCACAAGCGTACGATAAAGATAAAGTTACATCTTTTACAAGTTCAGGATGTTTTAATAAATCTACAACTAATCCCGCAGCACCAGGAAATGCAACTGTAGTAGTTGTTGCAGGTGCAGGAGGATCAGGTTCTGATGCAGGAGGCGCTGGCGGTGCTGGCGGTATGACTGTTACAGAAAATCATCCTTTACCAGCAAGTACAGTACCAGTTACAATAGGTGGTGGTGGAGCTGGAGGGCCATGGCCTAGTTCATCAGCTGCTGCTAGTGGTAGCGCTTCAACTTTTGGAGCTGCTTCTCCTTTATCAACAACAGGAGGAGGTGGTGGTGGTTCGCCAAGTCCAACTTCAGTAAGAAATGGTTTGCCAGGTGGTTCAGGTGGTGGTGGAAGAGAATCTGCACCAGGTGGTACTTGTGCTGGTGGTTGTGGAGTTTGTGGACAAGGTTTTAAAGGTGGTGGATTAGCTACTCCAGGAAATGGAGCCGCAGGAGGCGGTGGTGGTAAAGGTGGAGTAGGTGGTTTAGGAGTAGTTCCTTCAGCACCAACATGTGGTGTTCAAGGTGGACCAGGTTTAGATGTTACACCTTATCTTGCATGTGCAGAGTCAGGATACTCAGTACCAAATAATGCAATTTATGCTGGTGGTGGTGCAGGTAGACCAGGTGGTGATGAAAATCCAGGAGGAGGTGGATCGTGTTGGTACAGTCCTACTCCAGGAAAACCAGCCGCTGAGAGTAATGCTGGGACAGCTAATACTGGTGGTGGAGCAGGAGCTGGACAAGGAAATGCAGTTGGTGGAACAGGTGGTTCAGGAGTAGTTTTAGTTATAGAAAAATGTCAAGCTTTAGGTAGTAAGGTAGCACCAGGTGTCTGGCAAATGAGTACAGTTTATGATCAAGTTAAAGCAGATGATTGGGTATTTAACGAAACAACAGTAAATTATTTAGTAGTCGCTGGTGGTGGAGGTGGCGGTGGTGGCTATGGTGGTGGTGGAGGTGGAGCTGGAGGTTATAGATCTTCTGGTTACGGACCAAGTCCTTTACGAGGTTGTTCTCTATCTTTAAGAAATGGATCGTATGCAGTTACAGTTGGATCTGGTGGTGCAACTAATAACCAAGCAGGTGCAACAGATGCAACATCAGGATCTCCTTCAATATTTTCAACTATAACATCAACAGGTGGTGGTTTTGGTAAACAAGATCAAAATAATACTCCAGTAAGTCCAACAGGTAGAGCTGGTCCAGGTGGATCAGGTGGTGGTGGAAGTGCAGGTTCATCAAATACAGGTCCAGATGCAAGAGCAGGAGGATTAGGTAATACTCCTCCAGTTAGTCCATCTCAAGGAAATCCTGGCGGAGATGGTTATTCAGGTCCAAGTGGTCCAGTAATGGCAGCTGGTGGTGGTGGTGGAGCTGGCGGCGTTGGAGGAAATGCAAGCAATAATCAAGGTGGTACTGGTGGTGTAGGTGTACCAAATGCAATTTCAGGAAGTGATTTATCATATGCAGGTGGTGGTGGAGGTGCAGCAAGATCAGGAACTCAAGGTGCAGCTAGTCCTTGTGGAACTGGTGGAGCAGGTGGTACTAATCCAAATTCACCAGCAGCAGTAGCTGGAACTACAAATAGAGGTGGTGGTGGAGGTGGAGCAGATGGATTAAATAATGGAGGAGCAGGTGGTTCAGGTATAGTTATCGCAAGAGCGCCTTCAAGTGCAGGAGTTATATTTACAACATGTAGTGCATGTGCTCCAGTTACATCTCCTGATGGTTCAAATATGATTGCAGAATTTAAAGCATCATCAAATTTAAATATTTTAGATTCAGGTGCAGGTGTTGCATTTGATTATCTAGTAGTAGCAGGTGGTGGAGGTGGTGGATCTAACTATGCTGGTGGTGGAGGAGCTGGAGGATATAGAACATCTTTTCCAGGCGGAACAAAATTACAATTACAACCAGGGCCAATTGCTATTACAATTGGTGGAGCTGGTTCTGGTGGTAGTTCAAATGCTAAAGGTTCATCAGGAACAGGTTCAACTGTTGGATATATATTTGCAGATGGTGGTGGCGGTGGTGGATCAACACCAGGTGCTTGTATTGTAACAGGACTTCCAGGAGGATCAGGTGGAGGAAATGCTAACGATTCTGCACCTGCAGCAGCATCATCAGGTAATGTTAGACCAACTGATCCAGTTCAAGGTTTTAATGGTGGTCGAGGTAGACAAGGTGGATGTAATGGTTCAGGTGGTGGTGGTGGAGCATCTGCTGTTGGAGGACAAGGTGGATCATCTGGTAGTGGAGCTGTTATTGGTGCAGGTGGGGCAGGTAAAACAAATTCTATAACAAACAGTCCAGTGGCTTATGCTGGAGGTGGTGGTGGTGGAGCTTGTGGTAGTACATCAGGCGGAGCTGGAGGATCAGGTGGTGGTGGAGCTGGTGGACAAAATCCTGGTGGAACAGCAAATGGAACTAATGGAACAGTAAACACTGGCGGTGGTGGTGGCGGTGGTGGATGTGGATCTAATACTGGAGGAAATGGTGGTACAGGAGTTGTTGTATTAAGAGCACCTGGATCAACATCTATTTCAGCGGCACCAGGAACTAATACAATTGCAACATTACCGGGACCAGCTGGAGGCTGTAAAGTAGCAACATTTACTGTAACTGGTACATTGACAATAAGTTAAAATTAAAATATAAAATATAAATTTAAGGAGTAAAAATATGGCACATTTCGCAGAATTAAAAGCAATGACAGATCCTACTGGATTTACGTCAGATTCACACCAAGTAGTACAAAGAGTAGTAGTTGTAGGAAACGATTGCGTTCCTTCAGACATGCACCAAGATGGTGAAACATGGTGTATTAATTTTTTTAGTGGAGGTATTTGGAAACAAACTTCTTACAATAATAATTTTAGAAAACAATATGCAGGAATCGGAATGGTTTATGATCCTGTAAAAGATAAATTTTTAACACAACAACCTCATGCATCATGGTCACTAGATTCTAGTGATGATTGGCAAGCACCAATAACTCATCCATCAATTACTGATGATGGCGAAGATCCAAGTGTTTGGAGATATATAATATCTTGGAACGATACAAAATATCAAGCTGACAACACTACAGGTTGGGAAGCAATTAAATCAAACGACGAATCGGAAACACCTACCAAATACAATTGGAATGGCACAGCTTGGGTGTCCGAATAGGAGGACACTTAAATGCCTAGAGGCAGCGGTAATCAAAATGGTGGATTAATTGGAAAAACGAATACAACTTCGTTTGGAAAAAGTAAAGTTACAACTAAAACTGCAAGCACGTCACCTAGTGCACTTACAACTCAACCAGGAACAAGACTAGCTCAACTTTTATTAGTAGCTGGTGGTGGTGCTGGTGGTGGAGATGGTGCTGGTGGTGGTGGAGCAGGTGGTGTTATATGTCAAGAAATTCCTGTATCAGGTGGATCAGCTTTAGGAGCATTAACTATTGGAGCAGGTGCTGCAACAGCTCCTGTGCCTAGCGCAGGTAGTAACGGAAGTAATTCAACTTTTGTTGTAGATTCTACAACTTATACAGCTACTGGTGGTGGCGGTGGTGGAAGAAATTCAGTTGGAAGTGCTGGAGGATCTGGCGGTGGTGGAAATCAAAATTGTAATGCTGGTGGTGCAGGAACTGCATGTCAGGGTAATCCTGGCGGAGCTGCAGGTGTAGGAGGTCCTATGCCAGCAGACGTTGGAGCTGGTGGTGGCGGTAAATGTGCAGTTGGTGGTAGTACATCTTCTCCAAACACAGCAGGACCTGGAGGAGCAGGTTTAACAATTTCATCTACATATCCAGGATCACCCATATCTGCAGTCGGTGGTGGTGGCGGTGGCGGAAGTGCTACTTCACCAGCATCAGGTGGAACTGCTGGACCAGGTGGTGGCGGAGCTGGAGGTGGACAAGCTGCAGGAACTGCAGGAACAACTAACACTGGAGGTGGTGGCGGTGGAGCTGGTTCAGGTGGACCAGGAAGAACTGGTGGTGCAGGTGGTTCAGGTTTTTTTGCAATTAAAGAATTAAATAAAGCAAGTGGTGTGTGGTCAATGCAAAGTCAAATGGCAGCAATACAAAGTGGAACATGGGTTTTACCCCCTGTTGTTTATACAGGAATAAACTTTATGGTTATAGCTGGTGGTGGTTCAGGTTCAGCTAACGCAGGTGGTGGTGGAGGTGCTGGAGGTTATAGAGCTTCTGGTTTTGGACCAAGCCCATTAAGAGCTACTGCATTAACTTTAGAAGAAGGAGATTATACAGTAACAATTGGAGCTGGTGGAGCACAAAGTACATCACCTGGACCAGGTGGTTTTAATGGTAATGATTCAGTATTTAATCCTGGTGGTTCTGAAGGATCAACAATGATTACTGCGACTGCCGGTGGTAAAGGTGGTCAAGATGACAATTTCGGTGGTGGTGATGGAGGATCTGGTGGTGGAGGTGGAGCTAGAGGTGGTGGTACACCTGCTGGTTCAGGAAATACTCCTCCGTTTAGTCCTCCTCAAGGTAATCCTGGTGGTACAGGAGCTGGAGGAACTTCACCTAATAGAGGACCAATGGGTGGTGGTGGAGGCGCCGGCGGTGCTGGTGGACCTGGTGCTGCATCTAGTCCTGGTGGTGGTACTGGTGGTACTGGAGTTCCTAATACAATTAATGCTTGTGCAACACCTTTTTCTGTTACTGCGTTTGCAGGTGGTGGAGGTGGTGGTAGTTGTTCAGGATCTGGCGGATCTGCGGATTCTGGTGGTGGTGCTGGAGGATCAGGTGGAGCAGGAACCAACGCTACAGCTAACACTGGTGGTGGTGGAGGTGGTTCAAAAGATGGTGGACCTGCAGGTGGAACAGGTGGATCAGGAGTTGTAATTATGAGATTCCCAGGTGATGCAACTTTATCTGTAGCTCCTTGTACAAATTTAACAGCAGCACATCCAGGTGGAGAAAAAGTTGCTGTATTTAAAGTTTCAGGAACATTGACAGTTAGTTAATAAATGTTATATTAAGTTTATAAAGATATATGAACTTAACAAATTATTATTGGTATTTTCAATCTGCAATTCCTCATAGAATTTGTGATGATATTGTAAAGTATGGTCATCAAATGCAAGAACAAATGGCAGTCACTGGTGGTTATGGTAATAAAAAATTAAATCAAAAACAAATTAAAGATTTAAAAAAGAAAAGAGATTCTAATATTGTTTGGTTGAATGATAGATGGGTTTATAAAGAAATACAACCCTATGTTCATCAAGCAAATGCTAGTGCTGGTTGGAATTTTAATTGGAATTTTAGTGAATCTTGTCAATTTACAAAATATAAAAAAGGCCAGTATTATGATTGGCATTGTGATAGTTGGGATAGACCCTATCAAAGAGAAGCTAATGATCCATCGCATGGTAAAATTAGAAAATTATCTGTGACAGTTTCATTATCAGATCCAAAAGATTATAAAGGTGGTGAGTTAGAATTTGATTTTAGAAATTTAGATCCTGACAAACCTAAAAAACCAGTTAAATGTAAAGAAATATTACCTAAAGGATCTTTAGTTGTATTTCCTTCTTTTGTATGGCATAGAGTATGTCCAGTAAAAAGTGGAGAAAGAAACAGTTTAGTAATATGGAACTTAGGATATCCGTTTCAATAAAGGAGAAATATGAAAAAGAAAAAAGCTAAAGCTAGAAAACAAAAAATAAAACAAGAAACTGTAAGTTATCCTAAAAAATTACAATTAGAAGAATTTTTTAAATGTCCTATATGGTTTGGGGATGAACCTAAGTTTGTAGATAGTTTAAATAAAGCATCTGATAAATATATTGAAGCATCAAAAAAAATATTAAAACCAACTATTGATAAACGTAATAAAAAGTTTGGTGATAAAGGTGATATGGGTCATGTATTTCATTCTACATCATTAATAGGTGATCCTAATTTTTTAGAATTACAAAATTATATAGGTGCAACTGCACATAATTTATTAGGTGAAATGGGTTTTGACATGTCTGGTCATCAATTGTTTACTACCGAAATGTGGGTACAAGAGTTTGCTAAAAAAGGTGGTGGACACCATACTCTACACACTCATTGGAATGGTCATATATCAGGTTTCTATTTTTTAAAAGCAGATGAGTCCACATCTATGCCATTATTTGAAGATCCAAGACCAGGTAATGTTATGAATTTATTACCA